GCTGCGCCTGTTCGCGACCGGCGGCGGGGTCTGCTATATGTCGATGGACGGCACGACCTTTCCGTACCGCTGGGGCGCCGAGTTCGCCTACCCCGAGCAGACCTACAACGACCAGACCGTCAGGCACATGCAGCTCGGTCCCGACCGGCATTTCCACCCGATCATCAACCAGCTGGCGTTCGACCGCCAGATCCCCGGCCGGGTCAATATCGCCTGGGGCACCGGCACGGCTTATTGCGACCTGCCCGACGACCGCGCCGACAAGCTGCACTGGATCGGCACCAGCGAGGGGATCGAGGAACTCGTCGTCCATACCCTCTGCACGATCCCCGGCGGCAAGGACTTCCTCGGCGCATGGGACATGGCCAGCTATGACATGGCCGACATGGAGAAACCGAATAATCTCCAGAAGATCGCGCTTTCGCCGCTCGACACGCCGATCAATGAGCAGCCGGTGCTGCAGCAGCCGTGTAACGCGATCGACTATGCCGCCGATGATCCTGCCTGGGTCGGCTTCATGCAACACGGCGGCTGGTGGTATTCGCCGATCGACGTGCCCCATCTCGGCGTCTCCGAGGACGGCGGCGACAGCCTCAAACCATGGCCGACCGAGCCGCACAACAAACCCTATTCGAACGGGGGGGGATGCATGTCGCTCGGCCAGCGCGGCCAGGCGATGATCCTGTGGAATACCGCTGCGCGCGGCGAATTCACCGGCGACGGCGGCAATCGCTGGGACGATCTGGCGCTGCCCGGCCTGCCCGAGGCCGGCTTGGAGCAGGGCTGGGAATGGCAGGGCAATGCCGGCTGGTTCCTGTCGAAGTTCCTCTGTCCCTATGACAAGGCCGGCGGGTATTTCTACGCGTTCAACTACGGGCCGCCGACCGCAGGGCATATCCGCGGCGTCTGGCGCCATCGCGACAACACGGATTGGGAGCAGCTGTCGACCACGCCGCCGACCCCGACCTATGTCTACAACGTCCACATGCGGACGGTGCCGGATCATGCCGGCCATCTGTTCTTCACCGCCGGGCCTGGCCTGGTCGAGCCGCTGATGCGCTCCGACGAGGAAGGCCGCGAGGGGACATGGCGACCGTGCATCACCGACGCCGGCCAGCACATCACCACGGTCTCCGACATCGGCTTCGGCAAGGCTGCGCCCGGCTGCGACTATCCGGCGATGCGCCTCTGGGGCCAGGTCGACGGGGTCTATGGCTATTATGGCTCGATCGACAATCTCAGGTCACTGGTCTTCCTCGGCGATGGGCTCGGCGATCATCTGCTCTATCCAGCGGTGATCGCCGGCAAGCTGGACGAGGACGGCGTGTTCTATGCGGGCACGCCCGGAAACGGTGTCATTCGGACGGTGCATGACCTCGCCCTCCCACCGCGCGGGGTGGAGTGATGAGCATCAAGCCCATCTTCGCTTGGCTTGAGCGCGGCATCGAGATCGGGAGGGCGGCGCGATGACGACTGAGACAGAGGCGCGGGAGTTGCTGGCGGCTGAATATCGGGTAGATGGAATTGAACCTCCGTCCAGCTTGGCGGCCTTGCCGCTTGAAGAAATGTCCACCGCGCTTGGCGTTTTGTGGCCGAGATCGCTTCGCGCCATCACCGCCGCCCTCGCCCAACGCGACGAAGCCCGCGAGCAGGCGCTGGAATTGCGAGACACCCTGAAAACCATTGTTCGCGCTGGGCGCCTTGGCTGCGATGCTTTCGACTTTCTGGCCGCTGAACGCGCCATCGCCAAGTGGGAGAAATCGGATGTTTGATGAAGGCATCGTCTCTCGCTTCTGGTCGAAGGTCGAGAGTCGAGCCGGCCACGAGTGTTGGCCTTGGCAGGGCGCTCTGAACTGGAAGGGGTATGGCCGGTTCTATCTGAGCCAGAAGTCTTACACAGCCGCGCATCGGTTCGCCTATGAGTTGGCAAACGGCTCTGTCCCCCGTGATCTGGTCATGGATCACTTGTGCCGCAATCGGGCGTGCTGCAACCCGGCACACCTTCAGCCCGTAGACAGCAAGACCAATGTGCTCCGAGGCGTTGGCCTGACAGCGATTAATGCGAGGATGACACACTGCAAGCGTGGCCACCCCTTGGGACCGCTACGGATGATCGGCGGCGTGGTCCGCCGCGAGTGCGTGCCGTGCAAAGCAGACCGCCAGAGGGCGAGAGACAATGCGCGTCGCGTCCAGCCAGATAGCGCACTCAAGCAGCGCGGGGTGGAGTGATGATGGATCACTGGCGGGCCATATTGATCGTGGCGGCGATCGTGCTGATGGCGTTCTTCGGGCTGGTGGGGTGGATCGGACGTAACGACAGCCACGGACCCGACGTATGAGCGCGGCAATCGAGGTGAACGAGTGACGCATCCGCTTCGCAGGCCGGCGATCGAGGAGTTTGAGCACGCGATTGATACGCTGCTCACATTGCTGGTCTTTCACCGCCTGGCTGAACTGCCGACCCGTCCGGACGCTGAGGCGCAACAGCGCGAGGAGGGTCCGGCGTTCAAGCTTGTGACGGCGAACGAATTGATGGCGACACCGACGGCGATCCTGCGCGAACGCGATCTGGTTAATGACCCTATCGGGGAGGCGCTAAAGGACACCATCCACGAACTCGGCCAAGCGGTGTTCGATCAGGTGGGAATGGATGGGTTATACGAGGTTTGTGAACGTGTGGCAGAGCTAGACCAGGAGAACGGCAATTTTCGCTCGATGCTGCTCGATAAGGCGTTCGACGACGTCGGGAGCGGCAATGAGCGGTGGATAGCGTAGTTACTCAACGCACCAGCAGCACATGGGCGGCGCCGGCAATCACCACATCGGCATCGCGCGGGGCGAAGTAATTGCCCTGCCCGCCGGCCTGCCCGGCGACCCTGACGGTCCCCTCCGCGACGACCATGCCCCAGCCCACGGGCAATGTGCCGTTGCCGGCGATCATGCGCGGCTGGATGCTGCGGTCGGCATTGCGGGTGCGCGACAGGCAGACCCATTGCGCGCCGATCGCGCTGGCTTTGAACCGATGCTCGCGCTGCGTGTGCCAGTCGGCGAAGAACTCCCAGCCAGGCGGCGTCTTCCATTTGAACAGTTCTGCCTGGGCGTGCGGGTCGTCCGCAGGCGCGAGGCCACCGGCCACGACCATCGTGCCATAGGGGTGGCCAGCTTCCTGGGTATTGAAGGTGACCACCTCATCCGGTCGAAGCGTGACCACATCGACCCTGACGACCGGGTAGCGGAAGGTGCGGATCAGCATCAGAGGTCCCTGGGCGCGTGAAAGACCTCGACGCGCACGCCGCCCGGGTTGCGGGCGTCGGCGCGGCGTTCGATGACCCTGTCCGGCTTTTCCTCCGGGGCTGGTTTGGCCTGCTTCACTTCGGCCTCTGCTGCCTTGTCCATGTCAGGAGATCCCGATCGCGACATTGGTCTGGCCGAAGAACGGGTCGGCCACCGTGCTGGCGCTCTGCCAGGTGGTAAAGCCGCCGCCGAACGACCCCGCGCCGAGCGCCTGGTTGACCCCGCCCGCGGTCAGCACCGGGTGGAACGCGGTGGCATCGCCTGTGACCTCGAATGTCGTCACGCCCGCACTGTCGGCCATGTAGATCGCGACGATGGGAAAGCCGCGCCAGCTGGCCGGGGCCAGCGAGCCGAAAGCGCCATAAGTCGAGGCCGCGGTGCCGAAGCCGTAAGCCGTCGACGAATAGAACTTGCTCCCGATAAAGCCGCTGCCGACCGTCAGCACGCCGGTAAAGGAGGTGGCTAGACCGCTCGCCGTGATCGCCAGGATGCCGGTCATCAGGTAACGTCGCCGGTCGCCACCCATTCAGTGGCATGCACCTTGATCAGCGTGCAGAGGCCGCGCGCCGCGACCGTTCGCGTCCCCGTCGACGTGCTGCCGTGCAGGCGCAGCGTGTCGATGGTGATCGCGACTGTCTGGGCCGAACCGCTGTCGTTATAGAGGATGAATACCGATGCCGGCGGGATGGCGACCGCGGCATTGGCCGGGATGATCCAGCCGCCGGTGGTGTTCGGGATCGACTTGCCGGCGTCGGCCAGCGCCAGCGTGATCGTCGACCCCGGCGTCTGCGAGCTCGGCGGCAGGCCGCGGAACCCCGGCGAGGCCGCGCTGATCGTGCCTGAGTCGTTGAGCACCGTGCCGGCGCTGATCGTCGCACCGTTGAGCGTCGGGCTGGTCAGGGTCTTGTTGGTCAGCACCTGGGTGCCGGCTTCGGTGACGAACGGATCGCTGCCGTCGGCGGTCAGCAGCGACCGGCCATAGGGCTGCGTGGTCAGCGCCGCGATGGCGGTCAGGTCGGGATCGAGCGGCTGGAACGAAGCGCCTGGGGCAAAGACCGACGGGGAGTATTCGACGAGGTTATCGAGGCTGTCGTAGACCCGCATCGAATAGTCCTCTTCGGCGATGAACACCGAAGCCGGGTTGACCCCGTTGACGATGAACCCGCCGAGGGTGCGGATCGGCTGGGCGGCGGGGATAGTCAGCGCGCTGTCGAAGAATGTGGCGATCGGGTTGGTCTCGGGGTCGCCGTCCTGCACGCCGACGAAGATCTTGCCGCCGTCGAGCAGCCGGCCGGTGGCGTCGAGGAACAGCGGGACGGGGTTGCCTAGCTTTTGCATCAACGGGCCCCCTTGCCGGCCATGGATTTTCTGAGCTTGGCGACATATGCCAACTGGTCCGATGTCGGCGACGGCACGGATGGATCGCCTGACAGAATTCTGGCTGCGATCGTCTGCTTGACGTCGTTGATGTTGCTTGAATAACCAGCGAACTTCTGCCGCTGCTCGGGCGTGAGATCAAAAACAGGTGGCGAAATCTTGCCTTGGCGCATCAGCACGCGAGCAGTTTCATTCCTCACGACCGCCTGCTTCTCGGTGTCCGAGAGGCTGCTGTACGGGTTCAGGATGACCTTGCCATCATCGGCCGCCATGCCTGCGGTTTTTGGATGAGCCTTAAAGAATGCGTCTTCACCCGGATAGAGTGTATGCCTTATTTGAACACCGCCCATGGAGATGTCTTGACCACCACCAGAATCATTAGGACCAGTGCCGCCGCCCTGCTGCTGTGGTGGTTTCTTCCCGTTATTGTCTTTGTTCTCAGCGGCTACTGGCTGGGCTAGATGGCCAGCCTGATTAAGGCGGTTCCCAACAGCGCCCGCAAGGTCGTTCGCCGGAATTGGTAGTGGGCGGCTAGCGACGGACGCCGCCATCGTCTTGCGGCCCTGCGCCAGCCCGGCCTTGACCTGATCCCAGTGCTTCGGGGTCGTCCGCTTGAGCAGCGTGACCGCGAAGTCCGGGTCGAGAATGGCCTGCGTCAGCAGCTCCTTGACCTGATTGCCGCCATTCATCGCTGCCATCACCTTGCTGATGATCGAACTGGCCCCCTTCGGTACGCCAGGCACCATGTCGAGGAACTTGGCGAAATTCGTGTTCATTGCCGTGTCGGACCCGACCGGCTTCGCCATGGTCGCGGCAAAATTGGCGGAATCAAGCTCTCGCGCCACCTTCCTGAGAACCAGCTTTTGCTGCCCCGTCAGCGCATCTCCGCCGCGCGTCAGGACGGTTGCGATGGCCTTGCGGGTGTTCGCGAGCGACGGAATGTTCTCACCGACAGCGGTCGTGTTCTGGCCTTTGCCGGCTTCGACGATGTAGTCGCCGAGCGCGCGGCGGACGCCGTTGAGCGCGTCAGGAATCGCCTTGACCTGGCGGACCAGGAACTGGAATTGCCGGCCCTTGTCGGCGCGTTTCAGCAGGCTCCCGATAAAGGAACTCGGATCGACCGCCGGATCAGCCACGCGCGCCAGCGGGGTTTTCAGAATGGCGTCGTGAAGTGCTGCGCGTTCCTTGCCAGCGGCGGCTTCCTCTGGCGTCGGCCTGGCGGATTGTGCGCTGGTCTCGACGCCGCGCGCCGCATCATGCTCGGCCGCTGCCTGCTCGATCCGCTCCAGATCGGCTCTGACGCCGAGAAAGCGGCGCGCGACCTCGCCGTAACGAACCCTGAGAGCGCGGGCCTGCGCGGCGGTCTCCACGCCTTTTTCCTCGACGACCCGGCGCAGTTCCTGCCGAACAATGCTCTCGGCATGTTCCGGCCCGACTGCGGCAATAAGCCTGTCGGCGGTATCGCCCCCCGCCGGGCCTGCCCCGACCAGCTTGCTTGCCAGCGCGTTGTCGCCGACGACCGGGTTGCCGTAGCGGTCGCGGGCAAAGTTCCTGGCAACGTCTCCGGTCTCGAAGATCCTGCCCTGCTCGGCGCGGATCGCCTTGGCGGCGGCAAGCGCGTCGCGATATTCCTTGGGCGCGGCCTTCTGGACGAAGTCGCCGAGGTCGCCGCGAAGGCGCTCGGCGAAGGCCCCCTCGGCATTGCGCCCCGCCATCCGCGCTTCGCCAGCGAAGTCAGCCAGCCGGCGGTCGACGTTGGTCAGCGTGCGGATGGTCGAGTTCTCGGCGGCCATGTCGCTGATGATCGCCTGCAGCCGGGCCGGGATCTCGCCACCGCCGTCGCCATAGAAATCATCGGCCGCGTTCAGCAGCTTCTGGAACACCGCGCGCGGGATGGTGATGGGCGTCCGCTGGTTCAGGGCGTCCGCGGCATAGGCTCCGCGGGTCTTGCCCTTGGCGGCCTCATAGGCCGCGTCAAAGGCGGTTCTGGCCGCTGCGCCCGTGGCATCGCGCTCAGCGGCCTGCCCAACCTGCTCGACACGGCCGGCAAGCCCGGTTTCGGCTTCCTGCCGCGCCCTGGTTGCGATCTCACGACCTGTTGCCAAGCGGCCTTCTGTCGCCGCCTGACGTGCCGTCTGCTGCCTGGCGGTTGCCTGTTCCGCAGCGGTCATCTCGCCCGCTGCATAATCCTGTATCGCTTGGGGCGAGCCTTCGCCCATCGCCTCGCTTGCCGCGGTCGTCCGGGCGATTGCGTTCGCGGCCTGGCGCTCCCTCATCGCCGCCGCCTGGTTCGGCGGCGCAGTATTCAGATGGCCGCGCTCGACGCCGGCCAGGCCTTCATCGCCCGCGACCTCGGCCAGCAATGGCTGTGAGCCGGAAACCGGGGTCGGCCGGTTTTCGATGTTGCTGACGATCTCGTCGATCGGGCGGTAGGCGCCTCCCTGGAGGATGCTGGATGCGCGTGCCTCCGCGCCAGATTCGCCAATGTTTTCGGCCAGATGCCGGAATGGAATTGCCGCGACGCGCCCGGCCGCAGGGGCAAGCGCGAAGGGCGTCCCCGCGAGCACCGAAACGGCGAATTGCGTGAGCGGGCCGTAACCTGCCTGCCGCGCGCCTTCGCCGGCACCACCAGAAGCAGCGCCACCCAGAAGCACAGGAAGGACTGGGCCGCCGACCATGGCAAACGGCGCGGCTGTCGCTGCCCCCGTGATCGCCTCGCTTGCCAGTCTTTCGTTGTCGGTTTGCGGCTTGGCCACGCCCGCCAGGTCGAGCAGGCTTGTCGGGTCGACGCCGAGCGCATGGGCGAGATCGACGCCGGCCTTGAGCGGGCCGCCGCCCGTCGCCATCATCTGGGCGATATTGTCGATGCCCTTGACCGCCGCCCGCCCGCCGATGGCGAGTTCGTCGAGCCAGCTGTGCGGCGGCGGCGCTGGCGCATCCTCGGGAATTACCGGGCCGTCATATGGCACAAGCTGGGGCGACGCCTGGCCCGTCGGTTGGCCTGCGGTTGCGGTTGTGGGGGGCGCAGTTCCAGTTCCCGTATCGCCAGTGCCCGCCCCGGCAGCACCGCTGCCAATACCGCTGAGCGCGACCATGGCCTTGTTGTCCGGGCTAACGGCATATTGCCGCTGCACGCCGTTATGGTCCGGGATGGTCTCGACGTGCCAGCCAGCGGGGATGGACGAACTGGCCGCAGGTGCCGGATCAGCCCCGGTGTCATCGGCGACCACCGGCCCGTCATAGGGAACCAGGTTCGTGGCCGGATCTGCCATTACTGGGCCACGAATTTCTGGCCGTTGACGACGTAGATCTGGCGACCGTCAGGCGTCTTGCCGCCCCGTTGGGCACCGGCAGGGATACCGGGCGGTAGAGCCGCGCCTCCCCCAGCGCCCCTAGGAATCGCGCTTCCCGCACCCGCCATGATGTTGCCCCGCAGGATCTGGTCCTGCTCCGAAAGCGAGTGCTTCCGGTTCGCCATGTCGATCTTCATCTGGCGGATGGTGCTGCTGATCGCCCCAAGGTTCTGCGCGCTATGGAGGAGACCATGTGCCTCCGCGCGAGCCGTGTCCGATGTTGGAGCGCCGCTCCCGGCCTGTCGCGTCATCACCGCGGCATATTCATTTGCCGCCGTCGTCATCGCGGTATCCAGCGCCGCCAGGTCGGCATCGCCGGGGATGGCGCGGCGGCCGGCCTGAATCCATTTGTTGAACAGCGGAACGCCGCCTGCCACGCCCTTGGGCGCGAGTTTGAGTACCTGGTCCATATTGAGCGAGGCGGTGCGCTCGCTGGCCTCGACATTCGTCCGCAGCTTCGTGAGATCGCCAAGCGAGCGGGTGTTTGCCTTGAGATCTGCCTTCAGCAGATTGCCCTGCGTCCCGCCAATATTGCGGTTGATGTTGATGTCGGCGGCTTGCGCGAGAATTTGCCGCCTGACCTTGGCGGCGTCCTTCCCCATGCCGAGGGTTGGAAGATCACCCCCATTTGCCACTGATTCGGAATAATATTTAAGCTCCTCCGGTGTCAGCAGCGCATCCGCCGTTGTCGCCCAGGGCGTGGTGTCCAGCTGGCGTATTCCGGGGCCAAAGGGCGCTCCGCCGCCCTGTGTGGCCGCGCTGCCGCCTCCACGGGCAGCAACCATCACTTTTGGGACATACGCCTGCGTCTCGGCAGGAAGGCGTTGCAGCCATCCCGACTTGCCGTTCTTGATCGCATCCCGAACGTTACCGGGACCGGCGTTATAGGCCGCCGCCGCCAGGGCCGGATTGCCGAAGTCCGACAGCTGCTTTTGGAAATAAGCCCTGCCGGCTGCGAGATTGGCTGCGGTGTCTGTCTTGACCAGTTCGGGATCAACGCCGGCTAATTGCGCGGCCTCCGGAATCGTCGCAGGCATTAGCTGGGCTGGGCCAATCGCCCCCCTTCGCGAGGTCCGAAAGCTGCCGTCAGAGTTGGTCCCGCCTTCCGCAGCAACGACGCCCCTGAAATAGTTGTCGACATCATCTCCGCCGCCCCCGGAGCCTGTTGGCGACGTACCGTCCCCGCCTGGAGACACCGCGCCGGCCCCCCGGTCGATCGCGAACGGGTGCTCGACCTGATTCGCGTCCTTGTGCCATTCGATCTTCGGGCCGCCGACGTTCCTCGCCTCGGCGGTTCTTTTATTGACAATCGTGCCATCGCCCACCGAGATCCACTCGTCGCCCTTGTCACCGATATTGAACGCCTTGGCGTATTGTTCCGGGTTGTGGCTGTACATCACGCCCAGCGCGGTGCTTTTCGCCATGGTGAGCGCGGACTTCGGGTCGGTGTCGAACTCGGTCAGCAGGCCATCGAGGTCGTCGGTCGGAAGGCCTGCCTGCTTCTCGGCGTCACGGCGGTCGGTGATCAGCCGCTTGACCAGTTCGGGGCTGTTCGACAGGGCGGCCGAATAAATCTGCGCGCCCGTGTGGAAGTCCGCCGCTGCCTGCGCGTCGTCCTTCATCTTGTTGGCGTCGACGAGCCCCTTGGCCTTGTCCGGGTGGGCTGCGGCGAGCCTCCACAGCCCGTCCGGCGTTGGCGCCGCGTTAAATGCGCCGAGATCCTGCTGGAATTGCTGGTCGTCGGCCTGCGCCTGCTGCGCGTCGGCGATCTTCATGCGGTTGATCTGCAGGATCTGGTCGTTGCTCTGGATCTGCTGGTTCTGCGCCGCATAGTCCTGCGACGACTTGTCCGCCCCGGTCAGGCCCGCGATCGTCGTCAGCAGCTGGTTGAGATCGGTCGCCATCAGCGGGGCAAACTACTGATCAGGTTCTGGAACGTCGGATCGGTTGCGATGCTGCCGGACGGGTAGCTGTTAAAGCCGTTATTGGTGCCGATGAAGCTGTTAGGATCGCCCCCGCCGCCGCCGAACAGGTTGGCAAGACTGTTGCCCTGGCCGCCGATCTTCTGGAGCGCCCCGGCAATCCCCAACCATGGCGACGCAGCCGCAGCACCCTGGGCCGCGCCAAGGTTGTTGTAGCCCGCCGACTGCGCGTTGGCGTTGCCCTGGCTGATCTGACCAAGCCCGAGTCCGGCCTGGGCCCCCTGCCCCGAGACCGTGCCGAGGTTGGCCAGTTGCTGCTGGATCACCTGGGCGAGCAGGCCCGAACCGAATTGCGCCAGGCTGTTCTGGGTGTTGCCGCCGCGCAAGCCGCCGGTCGCCGTCGCGTTCTGCAGGATCGTGTCCTGGCCGGTCCCGTAGAGCGACTGGAACAGCGGCGATGCCTTGAGATTGTCGATCGCCGCCTGCTGCGCCTGGCCGGCGCTCTGCGCGGTGCCGGCGGGGACATAGGGGCTGGCGTTGGCGTATTCCTGCCAGCGCGCCCGTTCGTTCGGATCGGCCATCGACGAGATCGCCGACAGCTGGCTGTCCGGGCTGGCGTCGGGATTGGCCGCCAGCCATTGGGCGATCTGGGCATGGGTCTTGCCGGTCGTGTTGGCGACGAGGAACCTGACCTGGTCGGCCGGGCTTGCGCCGCTTCCCTGCCCGCTCGACCCGCCGAAGCCCAACAGATCCTGGATGCCGCCGAGGTCAGTCCTGCCAGCCGAGACCCATGGCTGGATATTGCCCTGGGTGACCGCGAATTGCCCGGCCTGCTGGGCGATGCCCTGCTTGACCGCCTTTGCCTGCGTCTTGGCGGCCTTCTTCGCGCCGATCCCGCCGGCAATGCCACCGAGGAGCGAGCCGGCCGCGCCTATGCCTGCTGCAACGGCCATCAGGCGACCCTCAATTCAAAGAACTCGACGTCTTCCTCGTCGTCGCCGCCGGTCACGCGCCCGCCGATCTGGCGGTTGAACCAGCGCGCGGCGCGGTTCTTGCGCGGCGTCGCGCCCCAGATCAGCGTCGCGCCATGGGCGAACATCCACGCCAGCATCGCCTTGGCCGTATCGATCGCCTTGCGCCCCCGGCAGGTCGCGGCGAACAGCGTGTGCATCTGGTAAGCCTGGAACGGCGGCTCGATGGCGGTCGCCTCGAACGCCCCGACCGCGTCCTCGCCATTGGACAGCACGACGATGCCGGAAACCGAGAACCGGTCCTTGACCACCGGCGTCCAGTCGGTCGGCGCCCCGTCCTCGCGGATATAGGGCTGGACGGATGGATGATTCGCTATCGCATTGATAAAGTCGGCGTCGCGCTCTATCCGTATCACCGAGGCCTGCTCCTGAAAGCAGTGTGCCCCGGCGCAGGCTATGGCTGCCGATGCGCGGACCTTATGCCATCCGGCCCCAAGTTGAAACCCTGGAACTCTGCCCGCCTCAAGGCTTCCTTGACGGCGGCTGCGCCATGGCGTGCGATGATGCAGCGAACGGCGTCCTCGACATCGATCCATTCCGGGTTGTCGTCGTCGAATACGGCCTCTGGCGCGAACGGATCGACCTTGCGCCTGACCTGCTCCAGCAGTTCGACGGCTCGAGCGCGCGCACGTTCCGCAGTCCAGGGCGAGCCATGCTTCCCAATGGTCACGCGGCGGGTAGGCGAGCCCCTGCCGCCGATACGGTACTGCACGAGATACGATCGCGCCCCGCGATCCGTGACCATCACGCCGAAGCCCTTGAGCGTATCGTCCCACAGATGCTCGCGCTTGCCCTGTGCAGGTACAGGCAGGGCCTCAACTGCGCGCTTCGTCACCTTGCCTGTCGCCATGGCTTACCTCTTGGAATAAGCGGCGTGATCAATGGGTCTGACCCATAAAAACGGCTGTTTTCCACCAAAGTCAATTTGGATGGGTCGGAGGGTCGGACCCTACTCCGCCTCAGACCTGTCGCCAGGCCACGATTCCGAGCGGCTGCTTGTAGATGTCTCCCACGGCATAGCCCGCTGCTGCTGCCGCCGCGTCATTGGCATAGACAGGCGCCTCGGCCCCGCTGGCCATCAGCCGCCCGGCAGGGGGCATGGTGATGTTGGTGTCGGTCAAGAGGTTCATGATGAAGGCGTGGCTCGCCGGCACCGAGAAGGGGAAGGTGAAGCCGATGACGATCTTCTCGCCCGGCCCCTGGTCGTCGAGCGCCAGCGGGGAAGCCACCGCCAGCACGCGCTCGTTGTTGAGCGCGGCGTTGGGCGAGAGCGTAACCGCCGTGGCGTCCTGCAGATCGGTCGTGGCGTCGGCGTTGGCGGTGCTGAGCTTGGCGTTCTGGGCGACCGTCAGCAGCACCTTCTCGAAGGCACGGATCAGCTTCTCATTGCCGTTGAACGCCGCGGCCAGATCGGCCCTCGTCAAACCCTCTGGTAATTTCGTCGAGGCCACCATCTACGCCGCAAGCCCCTCAATCTCTGCCTCCAGGGCCGCCCAGCCTGCCAGGCTATTGCTGTCCCCGCGCATCCTGATTCCGACATAATTGCGGAACCGCCTGTGCGGATTGAATGCGACCCGTTGCGTTCTCTGGCCCTTTGCCGGCAATCTGTTTGCTCGCTCGGCGCTCCACGTCTCGCCGTCGTTTGTGTAGGAAACGAAGAAACTCGCATCGGCATCCGGGCCACGTCCCGGAAGCCCGACGAGCTCCAGGCCATGGATGATTCCGCCCTTGGTTTGGTTGTAGATCAGCGCAGTTTCAAAACGCCACCCGACCGCCTCGCCGAAATGGGTCGCCAGGCCGTCGTCAAGCGTCCCCAGGGCCGCGGTCCCGGTATCGCCGACCCACCACTCGCCATAGGCCAGCACGGCGTTCCTGGGGCGATATGGCTTGTCCATGCCCTGCCCGGACTGCGCGACGTACCAGACCGGCTCGCCGCCGTTCCTCAGCGATGCATTGGTGAGATAAACCAGCGTCCGGTCGGGCAAATGGACCAACAGCCGCGCTTCGTCGCGGGCGGTTCGCTGCTCTAGCTGGATCGCGGCAGGATCGGGCACATCGGCAAGCATGTCGTCGATCGCGCGGGTGCTGATCTTCTTGGGCTGGCCGGTCGGCGAAAACCAGACGCCGGTCGCTTCGTTCCGCGCGCCGCCGACGAAGGCATAGCTGTTGGCGAAATGGCACTTCGCCATCGGCCCGACGCAGCCGATCGGGATCGTCGCCGAAATGTTCGGGGCGAACGGGAACAGCGAGCCGCCCTGGTTGGTGAACGGCTGGATGCTGTTGGTGCCGAACACGATCAGTTCGCCGCGCAGGTCGTGCAGCAGGCCGGTGATCGGGTCCGGGTCGGTCTCGGCCGAGCCGTATTTCAGCGGGTTGACCGAGGTCGGATTGGCGAGGTCGTTGACGACGATGTAGGTGCCGTCGGTACTTATCGCGAAACCGTCCATCCAACATTGATCGATACACTGTCCAAGGTCGACGTCGGTGACTTGCGTCAGCGTCCCCCCGGACCAGAAGAACAGGTCCGTGCCGCTGCGGATCTGCAGGCGCTCTGGCGCATAATCAAGACTGACGGGACCAGACCCGCCGACGTCGCCGAGCGTGGTCGTCGTGCCGTCTGCGGCGACGCTGACCAGCTTGGTGCCCATCACCCGATAATGCACGCCCTGCCAGACGATGGCGCCGCGGTCGATGCCGGGGCCGGTGCTTTGCGGGACCACGCCAGAAGCCGAGCGCAGGTTGACGGCCGAGACGCCCGACGACACCGGAACAACCTCTAAATTCACGGGATATTGCAGCGTGAAGTCGGCGTTCTCGTCCGCCCCGATTCCGCTCAGAAGTGGAATGGCTGCCATCAGGGCATCACTTTCGCATGACGAACTCGAGCACCGCCAGCCAGCCCGACACTCCAGCCAGCACCGCCGCCGCGCCGGCCAGCAAGCCGAGGTTGCGCGCCTGCTTCATCATCACTTGCGCCAGGTTGCGGCGCATCTCGGCGACCTCGGCCTCGAGCCGGGCGAGGCGGGCACCGGGTTTCATTCACGCCGGCGAGTCCGCACCGCGCCCGCCTTCCGGCCGCGGCCTGGCGAGACGCTCCTGGCGGCCGGCTGGCCAGTTTCGAGCGCCTCGAGCCGTGCCTTCAGTTCCTGGACCGCAGCGACCAGGAACGGCACCAGATGCGAGCCGTCAACGCCCTGGTAATCGGGAACGGTCTGCTCCCCGGTCTTCGCGCCATTCTCGTCATAGAGCGGCTCGACCCGCGTCCCGTCCTTGGTGCCCGAGACCGCATAGGGCACTACCGCCTGCAGCTCATCGGCGATGAACCCCTGCTGCGGGCTGCCATCATGCTTCCAGGTGAATGCCACCGGCCGCATCCGGGCGACGACATCGAGCGCGCCGGCCAGATCGACGACATTGTCCTTCAGCCGATAGTCGGAGGTCGTCGCATAGACCGTCGAGGTGCCGCTGACGTTGATCCGTCCGGCCTCTCCGCCGCTGCTGTTGAAGATCTGCAACGAATCCGCAGCAACCGGCGATGTCAGGGTAATGCGTGGATTGGCAGTGATCACGACATGGTTGTCATAGGTCGCAAAACCGCCGCCGGAGGTCCAGATGCTGCCGTCGTTCAGCCGCGCGCTTTCGACCCCGTTGACGTTGAACAGATAGCGCGACCCCGCGTTCAACGACATCCCGCCGGCAACAGCGCCTAATGTGGTTGCCGGGTTCGAGGCGATAATTCCCCCGACGACGATATCGGTCGGGCCGAGTTGCGACGTAAATGCGCCGGTGAGTTCAGTATAACAGCCGAGATAGACGTTCGAGTTGGTGCTCTGATAGGGCGCGGTGCCATTGCCCGAAGCCTGACAGCCGATATAGACGTTGACGAACTTGCCATCGTCCTGGAATCCATAAGTGCCGTTCGACGGCGCCTGGCAGGCGATGAATGTGCAGGCGTTTGCGTCATTGCCCTGGACGTGGAACCCGGCGCCGCTGTTGTTCTTGCTGGTGACATGCTCAATGGTTGATCCATCGGCTATGCCGGTGGCGCCGGTTCCGGTCTGGCCGTGGATATAAATCCCGTCCTGCTTGAAGGCCTCGACCTGGCAATGGTCGATCTTGATCGTCGTCGTCGAAAAGATGCCATAGCCCGTCGCGTTCTTGGCCGCCGCGGTGATGCTGATGTTCGAGATCCGGGTATAACTGGCGTAGGAGGTCGGCGTCGGGGTGTCGACATCGCTGTAGACCCGGATCGCCGTCACATCGGCCGGAACCTTTAGATTGGCCGCATTGGTCGAGCCCTGCTCGCCCGAATTGGTCCCCTCGAGCGTCATATGCTTCGAGATCTTCAGGCCAATTCCGCCCACGCCGTTGAGCAGATAGGAACTTGACGTCGCCGGCACATGGATCGTGCCGCCGCGACTGTTGCCCGACACGCTGAGAGCATCATGTGCCTTCTGGAAGGCCGCGGTGTCATCGGTGACGCCGTCGCCCTTGGCGCCCCACCAGCGGACGTTGAAATCGCCCCGGACACTGCGCCGCCAGCGCCCGGCACCGCTGACCGCGGTCGGCTTGATGACGAGCCCGCCGTCATCGGCTGCACTCGACGCGCTGTCCCAGTAGAATTCGCCGCCACCACCGTCGCCCTGGGCATAATAGCCGAGCACGTCGGTCTTCTGCACCGCCAGGGTGCCGGTGATCGTGCGTAGCGCGGCGATCGAGGCAGTCCCCGTCGCCGACGCACTTGCCGCCGCGGCACTGGCCGCCGACGCGCTTGCCGCCGAGGCGCTGCCCGCTGCCGCGGTGGCACTGGCCGCCGCCGCATCAGCACTCGCATCCGCCTCCAGGACCGCAGCGGCAATCTGGTCGGGCGTCAGGGGAACCGCAACCCCGACGATGACGCCATAGTCCTTGCGCGCCAGTCGGCCGCCGTAGTGATATTCGAGATCGACGGTTGCGGCATCGGCGATGTTGAACACGACCGAGCCGAACTCATCGGTGGCAAACGGGTTATCGAGCGCGCCACCGACATCGGCCGTCAGCGGCAGTGCCGAATCGGTCAGCGGGTCGATGACGCTGACCAGCGCCCCCTCGATCGGCGCTTGCGTCAGGTCATCCCGCAGGGTGTCGGAATAGCGTGCCATCTACTGGGCCACCTCGCTGTCGGAGATGTCGGTGATGAAGAACGGCCCGCGCCACCGCGACCAGCGATTGCCTTTTCCACGCACCGTCGAGCGGCCGAGTTCCATCTGCGGGATGGCGGTGCATTTCACCAGGAAGTTCGAGCAGGCCCGCTTCTGCGTGTCGGACAGCGCCAGCGCCTTGCCGATGGTCGGCGCCAGCAGCTGGGCGAGATAGACCGAGGCGCCGAGCACGTCCTGGGCGGCCAGCCCGCTTTCTTCCTCCGGGTTGCCGTCGCCGGTCGCCGGGAAGTTATAGCCGCTGGCGTCGCCCAACACCGCCATCTGGTCGTTGAGCAGCTGCAGCCCCTGGGTATATTCCTCCGGGCTCAATTCGAACTCGGTGGTCGACTGGCCGCAATAACCGAATGCGCGCTTGATGATCTCGCGCTTCAGGGGGCCGCCGTATAATGCGATCTGGACCATTAGAGGCTATTCCCTCCCGCCCATTGATGACCTGGAAGCTGATTGGTCGCGAGGAAGACGTTGACGTTGACCGGGTCATAGAGCCGGATGCCCGAAACCCCGTACCAGTCGATGCCCAGCGTCGAGCCGGCGTTGCCGTTGGTCTTGAACCACAAAGCCAGCTTCGAGCGCGCCCATTGCTTGTCCCGGTCCGGGTCGGTCGGGTTGGGGATGATGATATCATCCTCGGCGCGCTCGCCGTAAAGCCGGCCGAGCTCGACGATGCCGTTGAGGAAAGTCGCAGGCTGGAGCGGCTTGAACGGATCGGCAGGGCCGAAGACCGGCTTGGCGGTCATCATCTTGCCGGTGCCGGCCCACAGGCAGGAGGTGAACCCCTCGGCAGGCTGGCCGTCCGGCTTCACCAGCCCGCGCGCGGCATAGAAGCTGTCCATCGCCGGCTTGGTCGGGGCGTGGAGCGTAAAGTCGATCATGTCGTCATCGCCTGGAGCTGGGCGTTGGTCTTGCGGACGTTGTAATAGGCGATGCCGCCGATATGGCCGTTGAACCACTGGCTCGCACCATCGCGCTGGCCGATATTGAGTTGGCTGACGGTGGGCACGGTTCCAGCGGCATCCGTGCCGACAATGCTGCCGCCCGAGGCAAAGGCGAAGTCGTTGGCGGCAAAGGCATAGCCGAGCTTGGCGGTTATCGCCGCGCCATCTGCGCCTTGGGCGATCAGGGCCTGCGCAACGCTTGTCGTGATCGTGCCCGCGGACCAGCGTTTGCCGACGGCAGCTCCTGTCGCATCGCTCTTCTGGAGCTGGTGAACATTGGTCACTGCCGCGACGTCCGCCCCCAGCACGGTGGCAAGCTGGCTGTAATCCCCCGGTGGCGTTGCCTGCGTAACGAAACTGCCGGCCGCCTGGTTGTACCATGACGAGAAGTTGGTCCCGGTCATCACCGCGACGTCGGCGGCGCGGGTTACTGTGGCGGCGGTGGTCGGGATATAGCTGGTCGGGCCTGGGTAGCCCGGCGTGGTCAACTCGCACTGGCCGCCCCAGACATAGATATTGCCGCTATTGCCCGCGACATTGTTGCGCAGAGCGATATTGGGCGCGCTCGTCCCATTCACCGTGACGACGTAGACCAGCCGCGTCCATGCCGTCGAACTGATTGGCGTATCAACCGTACCGGTGGTGGCGGTGCCGTCAAAATAGGACAAGCGGATCGACGATGCTCCGGTCTTGGCCATGACATAGATCGAACTGGCCCAGACCTGTCCGGCACTGATCGCCCCCAGGATCTGATAGAAGGCGCCGGCCACGCCGATCGCGCCGCCGTCGGTTCCCATCGCGACCTCATAGGCGCTCAACGTGCCATCGGGTGCGGCGACCGGAGCCGCGCCGATCTTGGCCGCGCCGGCTCCGATAACCGCCCAGGCGGCGTTCGCCATGGTCTGCGATTGCAGGACGACATTGGTCCGCGTTTCCTCGATCAGCAGGCCGAGCGGTGCGAGGGTGACGGGATCATAGCCGAAGCGCGGTGCCCCCGAAATCGCGCTCTGGATTAGGCCGTTGCTGCCGACGAATGTCGCGGTCGAGGCGCGGGTGTAGGTGATCGTGCCGGGCAGCGAGGATGCGCCGGCAAATGACAGGTTGAGGGTCTGGGTCGGGTCGGCGGCGACCCGGTTGAGCAATAACTTGAAGTCCTGCATCCGGCTCATCAGCCAAACGCCACGATCCCGGTTGCCGTGGTGTTGGTCGCCATGACATTGCCGGACGAGAACGGGACATATTCACCGGCGGTAACGGCGATCGTCACCGCCGCGCCATCGGACGTCCCTTTAAGCGCGAGATTGCCGGCGCCGCCGATGCGTAGATAGTTCGTCGTCACCACCGTCGAGTCCGACGGCGTGATCGCCCGGACGCTGGCGACCGTCCCGCCGGTCACCCCGCCGACCGGGGCGCCGGTCGAGTCAACCTGGGTGAAGGCCGGGATGACCGCGGAGCGCGCCACGCCGGCATCGTCGGCGAGGGACTTGAGGAAGCCGACAAAGCCGCGCCGGCCGGTGTAATAACCTATTGGCATATTCTCAGACTCCTACCTTGGCCTGCCCTGTTGGGCTTGCGGCTTTCGGAGATCTCCGGGTGCGGGCAGCGTGGAGGCTGAACGGGGATCGATCCCGCACCCGAAGCAGCTTAAGCGGGCGTAACCGGCGCGACCACGTCGCGGTTGACCGGATTGGTGTAGTTCGGCCCGGCGCTGGTCACCTCATAGGGTGTCGCGATCCCCAGCCGGGTGCACAGCACATTGACGATGTCCGTCCGGTTCTTGCCCGAACGCTCGGTCTCCAGGAGCCCGGCGATCTGGCCCTCGGTCAAGGCCGTGGCGTTGGGATCGGGGCTGCCGTCCGGCAGCTTTCCGTCAAGGCTGTTGGCCAGCACCTCGGGCGGCTGCTCGAGCAGATATGCCAGGTTCATGACATCGGCCGAGACCGCGATCCGCTGCACCTCGGGCTCGGCCGGTATCTCGCCCTCGCGCGCGCTCGCGGTCGGCGGGGCGGCCTTCGCCTCGCTCTTCGCTTCGTGCTTGGTGTCGTCGTCATGCTTGGTGTCGGCCATTTCAGTTGCTCCGTGCGTGGTCAAGTCGTTGAAATTGCGCTCAGGTTTGTGAAAATTCCTCGATTCCGGCCATTTCCGGCTGCAACAGAACCAACCCAAAAAACACATCAAACCGATATTTGGTCGACAGATCGTTGATCGCGCCCTGACGGGCCATGGTGACGGTGATGCCGGATTCGGTCGTCTCGGACATGATCGCCATGCCGCTATCGGGCGCCGGGGCGTATTTGCCCGGGATGATCTCGAAGCAGTCGTCCTGCCAGAACGGATTGACCGGGGCGGCCACCGTATTGAGGAAGGTGATGACGGCGCCGTTGATCGGCGTGCCGACGCAGTTCTGGTATTGCAGTTCGGGGTCGGTCGCGCCCGAGCCCGAGATGATCGGCGGGCTGATCTTGATCGTGCCAGAACCGCCAGCACCAGTGACGATCGCGGCGACCCGGAAGGTCTTGAGGCTGCCGGTATCGGCCTTGGTGATGTGGTGCGCCTCGTTGACCCCGGCGATGGTGAAGGCGTCGCCGACCTTTACCGTGCCGGAAGTCACCGCGATGGTGATCGTCTGGTAGCGGTTGTCGACGTTGTGCCGGCCGCCGTTAGCGTCGACCGTGGTCGAGACCGGGGTATAGAACAGCGGCGAGCCGCTGGTGATCGAGACGGTCACACCGGCCGCCGCGGTCAGGCGGTAGGCATAGTCCAGCTTATAGGTGTCGAAGCCGGCGACGTTGCCGATATAGGCCTTCTCGTAAGCCGTCTGGACCTTGCCCTGGACGGTCTGGCGATTGGCGAGGTTCGACGCCATGCTGTTGTAATCGCTTGACGAATAGCACGCCTTGCGGTCGTTCATCGGGACCCCGACGCGGTTCATCGCGGTATCGATCGCGGCAACGTCGTCAAAGCCGGCGGCGGCGGTCGTGCGCTTGACGACGATCGTGCCTTCGAGCGCGGCCTTGTTCGAGCAGTCGACGTTGATGTCGCTGGCAAGCCGCTGGAGCGCGGCGGTGCCGAGCCGCTCTTCCTGGAGCATGTCGCGCAGCTCGGTCGCCGACAGCGTCAGCGGGACCGAATGGCTGAGGTTGATCGACGCCGGCACCGACAGCTGCGCGTAGGACCGCGCGAAGTTCGATGTCTGGTCGAGCCCAGTGAATGACTGGGCGATATAGGGCTGAGGCCGCCAGAAGGTGTCGCCGGTTCGCGCCGCCATAACCGGGTCGACGTTGTTCTTCTTGAACAGCTTGGAGATGACCAGCGCATCCTCGAAGCCGGCGAGGGCTTGATCAAAGGCAACGATTTCGCTGCGGCTGAAAGTATTGGCCACGATTACAGGTCCTTAGCTGAGGTTGGGGTCAAGCCTCGCGTTCCACGCGGGTCGACGCCGTAACCTCTGCATTCTCAGGAGCAGGACCTGGGGTGGCGTAGGCCGATCATGCCCCAACTTGCCAGGCCCCGCAAGGCCGGCAGCAGATCAGCGCCTAGGCAGCCCGCGCCTTGGCCCGCTTCGCCTTCAGGAACGCCATCAGCGCATCCTGCGCGCCGGGCTTGCCATCGTCGACCGCCTTCTCCAGCCGCGCCCGCTGCTTGTCGTCGGGCACGGTGCTGAGCGGCGCCGAGCCGCGCAGGATCTCCTCGGCCTTCGCGCCGCTTTTTCGTTTCGCAACCATCTTCACGCCTTTCGAGAGGTCCCACAGGTCGAACAGCGCCTGCACGGGATCGGCTTTCGCCGCGGTGGTGATCTTCTCCAGCAGCGCCGGATGGGCGTGGAGCGCCTTGACCAGGGCCGGCGCGCGCTCGCCGAAGTACATCGGGATCGCATTGCCCAGCACTGGCGGCAGGGCGGCGCCGACCGCTTCCTCGGCTTCCTGGTAGCCCGGCACGCCGAGCTTGGCGGCATTGGCCCGCATCACCGCCAGCGATGTGTCGAACCGCTCCCGCGTCCGCTGCTCGGCGGCCTGCGCCTCGGCCCTGCGATTGTCGATCGCCGTCTTCCTGGCGTCCCATGCGGACTTCGCCGCATCGTAGACATCCGTGTCGCCGTCGCAGTCCTCCCACAGGTCGGGCTTGGGGCCGAGCTCCTCGACCGCGGCCGTCTTCTGCTGGCTCTCCAGTTCCTTGACCCGCCGCGCCAGTTCGCGCTCGCGGTGGCGCAGCGAGCGGATGACCGGGGTTTCCTCGACCGCCGGCTCCTCCAGCCCCTCGACCTCGACGACCATCTCGTCATCGTCGTTGTCGCTTGGCGTGTCCTCGCCGTCCTCGCCTTCGGGCTTCGGCTCGGGCGTCTCGCCATCGTCATCGTCGTCCAGTTCGACCTCGACCTGCTTGTCATCGTCGTCTTCGTCGTCGTCTGTCATGCCTGCTTCTCCCCGGCCTTGGCCTCGGGCTTGGCGGGCGGCGCTGCGGCTGCGGTTGCCGCCGCCCCGATCGGCAGGACCGCCGGCTCGGGCGTCGCGCAAGCCTCGGCCGGCGTGTCCTTCCAGCCGTCGTCGATCGCCGCCTTCTCTGCCGCCTCGTCCTCGATGCGCTGCACGTCGCAAAGGTATTTGTTCTCGATCTTCAGCGGCTTGTCGGCGAGCATATGGCCCTGGCCGGTGCCCGCCTTGAACATAAGTTTCGGGTAATCGCTCATGCCGCCTCCTCGCACCTGACTTCGAACAGATCGAACATGCTGCCTTGGCGTTGGGCGTCCTCGATGCGCTTGCAGGCGATGTCGAAATACTTTGGCTCGCGTTCGATGCCGATGAATTGGCGGGCCATCTCCATTGCGGCCACGCCGGTTGTGCCGCTGCCCATATAAGGATCTAGAATAGTTATGGCGTCGGCCGGAAGCCGACCCAAGCACCACTTCATTAAAGCCAGCGGCTTCTGCGTCGGGTGTTCTTTTTCTTCAGCGGCAGATGGGGAGTAATCGAAAACTCGGCACGCTTCTCGCCACTGCGAGGTCCATGCTATCTCGCAATCATTGAAGTGCATGTTGCGGATATATTTATTCCAGACGAACATTTGCTTCGTGCGCGGCAGGTGGTCGAGCAAATAGTTGCCGCCCCAGATAATCTTGTGATTGCCGGCAGCGAGTATCGCGGCGACATCATCGGCGGTAAGTGGCTTGTCCCATGCGGAGCAATCGTGGCCGTTAAATTTGTCGTTGGCATTGCGCCCGAGATTCTTCCACGCTCGCCCCTGCCCGCGCTTTGCATTCGTGCCTCTCGTATTCCAATCCTCAAGACCATACGGCGGGTCGGTCACAACCGCGTCCACCTTGCCGAGCGTGGGCAGAATGTCGCGACAATCACCCAGATACAGCGTCGCCGCCCCGATGATTTCCTCGCGGAACGTCATGCCGTCCCCGCTGGTATCTGTTCGGCCAATGGCTGCTGCTGCTGTAGATGCTCGGCCAAGGCCTGATGCTCGGCGAGCTGCTGCCGGCGATGCTCGGCGAGGATGTCCGCGCCGGTTTTCACCCGCTTGACGCCCGCGTCATGGGTCTTGATCGCCATGTCGTGCTGCAGGTGATCGGCCCTGGCGACGTTGAGCCGGGCGCTCGCCAGTTTGGAGATCGTCTCGACCGGGGTCTCAGGCGGCTTCTGGAGACCCGTCGGCGCTGCCGGTGCGGCGTCGGGGCCGCCCAGTGCCTCGGCCTGCGCCCCCTTCAGATGCGCCGCCGCCAGCTTGTCGACCGACGACGCCTTGTTGAGTTCGGCCTGCGACTGCGCTTGTGCCGCGGTCGCCATCAGCGCCTGGTCGGCCGGGCTCGGCTGCTGCTGGCCCTGCGCCTCCTGCGCCTGGGCGATCTGCTGCGCTTCCTCGGGCGTCGGCTTGACCACGCCCAATGCGATCAGCTTGTTACGCGCCCAGGTCTGCAGTTCGTCCTGGCCCTCGCCGTCCATGTTCATCGTCGCGGTCAGGAGCGATGCCTGGGCTAAGTCCATCGCCTGCGCCTGGGTCGCCACCGCGGCCAGTTCCATGCTCTGGCGCACGGTCTTCTGGCGCTTGGTCGCGGTCGATTCCTGGACGCTCGAGACGACCTTGTAGGCGCCCTGGCTGAGGTCGTTGCGGATCTTGTAGACGTTGTTCTGGTCGAGGTGCGGCTCGGCGATCGTCGCGGTCGAATCCTTGCCATCCGCGGTCAGCGTCGCGATCTTGCGGCCCGGCTGGTAATAGGCCTCGCGCGCCTTGCCCTTGTAGACCTCGCCCTCCCACTGGATGGTCAGGCGCATGTTGTCGAGGTAGATACCCGACTTGGCGTCGACCCGGGCGGCGGCGATGTCCATCGCATCGGCCGAGATGTTCGACTTGACCTGATCGGCGTTGTCGTCCTGGTCGGTCAAATCGGCGCTGGCGATCTGCAGCAGCCCGACCGTCGCTGGCGGCACCTGCGGCGGCTCGATCTTGCCGATCGGCCCGGCCTGGGCAATCGACCCGTCGGGGTTGCGGAGCACCTTCAAGAGCCGGAGCGGCGTGCGGTCGATGTTGCCCCTGGCCCATTGCTGGAGGATCACCTCATCGACCTGGTCGGGGTCGACGATCGGCACGTCGAACGGGCTGAGCGACTGGGTCTCGACGACCTTGCCGATCGACGCGTTGTAAATCCGCTGGCTGTCCATCCGCTTGGCGACATGGCCCCGCCAGCGGATCATGTTGTCGACGAACTCGAACCGCCCGTAATAGGGGATCACCGGGATCTTCTGGCCCAGGATAAAGCCGCAATCCTTGAGCACCTTGGTGCCGTTCAGGACGTATTTGTGGACCCGGCGGCGATCGACCTTCTTTGCCTTCGACTTCCAGCCCAGCGCGCGCAGTTCCTTAGTCGCCGCACCGTCGATCTCGCTGTCGTAATAGCGCTGGGTCTCGCCGCTGATCCCCTGGGTAAAGGTGATCAGTCTGTCCGGGATGTGTTCTACCTCGTAATATTCCGCGGTCTTGACCAGGTCGGGCGTGTACCAGTCCCAGGCGTATTGCCAGCCGACCAGAGGCCAGGCGGCGAGGTTCTCAGGCCCCCATTTCTCCTCGGCCAGGATGCGCGGATCGGCCGAGAGGACGAACGCCCATTCGGCATCGGCGTGGTTGTAGAGCACGCTGGCGCCGTCGAAATAGACGCTCTGGTCGGCATCGACGATGATCCGCGCCGGATTGACCCTGAGGTTCTCGTTCTCCGGGTCGTCGGGGTCTTCATGGTCCTCGGTCGCGCGGTAAGCCCCGAAACCGCCCCGAATGCCCTCCTTGAAGGCGTTGTCGCGAGCGAGATCCGAGCCGAAGAACGCGCTGTCGGCGCGGTAGCAGCCGTCCAGCGTGTCGGCGGTCTCGTCATCGGCGATGTCGTCGGCCGGCAGGAAGTCGACCGTTAAGCGGTTCTCGCGGTAGTCGGTCTCGATCTTCTCCAGCGACTTGGTGATCTTGTCGACCTCGGGGCGCGGCGTGTTCTCGAACTGCTCTAACCACGGCCCTTCCCATTGCGCCCCGGAGATGGTGACGAAGCGGCGGGCCTCGAGCGACTGCGCGCGGAGCTCGCGCTGCGGCACGGCGACGGTGTCGAACCGCCGCATCGCCCGCTCGTGGACGCTCTCCAGGTCGTGCTTGTTGGTGCCGTGCTCGAAGTCGTTGGTCTCGGATTCGGGCAGGGGCTCGAGGTCAGTCGCCATCGGCTATTTCCTCAACCGCTTGCGACGGTCGATCCATTCCTTGACGGTCTCGCCAGGGTAATGGTCGTCCTTGACCAGCCGGCCGAGCGCTGACTTCGACAAGCGCTTGAACTCGCGAGCGTAAATCTGGCAGACGCGGCCGCCGCTCAGCCCATAGCGTGCGGCCAGCGAGGCATAGGTCTCGCCGGTGCGCCAGCGATCCTCGAAGATCGCGATGTTGCGGCGCGCGTCTTCAGCCCGGACGTCGGCCATTGTAAGCCCCTCTGAGCGATTTTCGGCGGCGGGCGGTGTCCGTAGCCACTCGACCCCGGAATCGCGCTCAGCGGGCAGATTTGGGGCCTTGGCGGGCATTCCAGCCATCATCGTCCCCTCGTCGTTGCAAACGCGGACTTCAAACTTGGGATGGAGGTCGGCGTTTCGGCCCGGGCGAAGGGCTGGTGCGACAGCATCGCCTCGGTCATCGCCCAGACCAGCGCGTCGACCCGGTTGGGCGAGCCCTCGCCGAGGTAGCCGTTCGGCGTCATCACCATCATCTCGTCCTCGAGCGCCTCGAGCCCGGCCCGGCGCAGATGGCTGACCCGGCCCTGCTCGTAGAGCGCGGAGACCGGCTCGGCACGGGCCGCCTTGCCGCGGCTGGCGGTCACTTCCTTGTAGGCCACCGAGCGGTCGACGTTGCGGATCACCGCCTCGACCATCGCCCCGCCGAAGTTGCGCTCGGCGACGATCCGGTCGGCCTGGTGGCGGT